GAGGAACAGAGTCTTTATATACATTAACACTTAAGTTATTGTATAATGTTTGATACCATTCAGTCTTTAGTTGATATAATGAATTTTTATATGCCATTCAAAATTATCTTAACTCTATTAATTAAACTTTCTCTAACTGGTACAACATGTTTAAAAAAGAATGGCTGAGGTGATATACCAAATTTATATATTGACCTTGATATAACATAAGCCACTCTGTCAATTTCTTTTCCAGTAGCTATGCCCTTAATTCTTACCCATTCTCTTATTGCATCAATAAGTTTTACAGCCCCAGAACTTGTTTGTCCCTTAAATTTAGAAGCGACATCATCAAACCCTGGCTGTGACTTAAATTTGCTTTTTGTTCCAAACTCAATAAATGCTGCATAAAATACAGGTGTAAAAACCCTATACAGCATATTATCTAGCTTTTCATATTGCACAGATTGTTTTAAGACTCCCTTGTAACCGCCATAATTATTTAAATCTCTTTTTGCTAATCCTACGAATTCCATACATGATGCTTGTAATTCAGCATCAATTTCTTCTTGTATTTCCTTTTTCGCAGAATTTATGCGATCTTTAAACTCGTCTAATCCTATAAATTCAGTCTTAATCAAGTTCAAAAATATTAAATGCAGTTATTTCCCAAGTAAATCTTTTTTCATCAATTCTTCTGGCATTACTAATTGCATAAGTTTGTCCAAAATATTGAATTTTATACTCGCTAGTAATATTATAATCTCTAAAATTTATTTTAAAAATTTTATTATCACTTAGCTCAGTTCTTCCATTACCTTGTGACCTGCCACCACCATTATCTGTTACCTCTGCCCACATTTTGTAGGTAGTCTGAATAGTCTCAGTAGCATCCCCATTGGCATCAATGGTAGTTGCATACTTTAGTAACTTGATTGGTTTGGTGTTGCCTATCATCCTATCCAGTTTGCTGTTTTAAACTTACTAGCGATTACCATAGCCTCTCTGCTTAATCCATCAACATTCTCATCCCCTCTGTTGATGTATCTATAAGCTACCTCTTTATACATAGCATCTTTTAACCCTTTAGGTAGATTAGTATAACCACACTCATATTGCATAGTCATATTCTCATAAGTAGGGTATTTTAAAACTCTACCACTTAAAGAGATATCAAAGTCATCTGTGCTTATAGAGTCACCCTCATCATCTTTTACGTTAATAATTGTATTTACTGGACCAAAAGGAATCTCAAAGTTTCCTGCAAGGTTAGTAAACTCAATCTCGTATGTCTTAGGGATAAAAGATAAGCCTGTGTACTCCTCTAGTCTTTCCCTGGCTGATGTTATCAATGTTTCAATAATAGCATCATCATCATTGAACTCAGATGAGATACTTTCTGATTGGTCAATAAAACCCTCTAGTCTGAGGTAATTCTTGACCTCAGCAACTGTTAGAGGCTCATTAATCCCAGACTCACTTGTCTGGTCCTCCCAATCTATTAGTAAATTGTATAACATAGATATTATTTAAAAAAAGGGGTGGGCCGAAACCCGACCCCTATCACCACATCAAACCACAGCACTAATTAGAATGATCCGTAGATGATTGCATCTGTTCTCATAATGTTGATGTCCTCAAAACACTCAACACGAGCAGTTACCAAGTTCTTTTGGAAGTTGTCGCTGTCCTCGTAAGAAAACTCAACACGCAATCCTTCAGTCTCAACACGCTCAAGGTAGTTAGCATCGATAATCAAGGCTTTGTCATTAGTAACCCAAGATGCACCGATTACAGGTACTCCTGCGATACGAACATTACCATTAGCATCGATTACAAATCCACCAGGTACAGAGTAGTCAGTAGGCTTAGTCTTAAGTAAGTCAGCCCATTGAGCATAAGATACCAAAGCGAAAGATGCCTCGAAGTTTGCATCCAATTGGTTTGCAATCCAGTCAACTAACTGCTCAGCATCAACAGAAGCAGAGGTAGTAGTAGAACCAGTTGCAGCACTAGATACAGCTGAGAAGAAAGTAGCGTTCTCTTTCTTGTAGAAATCACGCAACAACATTCTCTGAAGTGTGTTCTGTAAGAAAGGAAGTTGGAACATCATTTGCTTAGAGAAACGAGCGAAACCTGCGATGTAATCAGATACAACCTTAACCTCAGTTAGATCGTAGTCGATTTGAGATTTTGCGTTTCCTTCAGTCTGGATTCCGATAGAACCCTCTGTACCAGTCTCACGGTAAGTAACATACAAACCTGTTGGACTTACAGCAGTAGGGATAAGGTCACGCATATTGATTTTCTGCGCAGGCACTAATCCTTGTCTTTGGTTGTAAGTAGCCTGACCATCACCAGTCAAGTTATTACCCAATGTCATTGTGCCTACTGCTTTCAAGTCAATAGTCAACTTTGCATTTTTGTTTTTCTGAAACTCTTTGATTTCAGCTTGCTTAGCTTCAAAAGCCTCAGCAACTTGCTCAGCAAATGCATCACCGAAAGACTTAGTCTTTGCGTTTACAGTCTTTGCATTTTTCTCAGCAATCATTTGGTCTAAAGCAGCTTGATTTTTCTTAGCAGCCTCATCCATAGTAACAAGGGCAGTTTTTACCTCATCCACTTGTCCTTTAACCTCTGCAATAGCAGCCTCATTGGCAGCTTTCATTGATTCAACGGCAGCAGTAGCAGATTTTACTGAGGCCTCAATGCTTTTTAATTCTTCCATTTCTAGGAATTTAATTTTGTTAATAAATTGTTTAAACTATGCTTCAAATCTGTTACATCCATAATCGGCTCCTTAGTTTCTGCAACTGCTTCAGCGGGTTGCTTTGGCTCAGGAGTGACCTCAGTAGATAATAAAGATTTAATTGCCTCATTAATTTGCGCTAAGCGGATTTCGATAAACTCAAAAGCCTCATCTGTAAAGCGACCATCTTTTAATGACTTTACAAGCAGGCTCATCTCTTTGCTTAGCTTTGCGTGAGTGTCTAGGATTTCCTCACTTGTTAGACTCTTACCAACCTCAATAGTTGGTGTGTTAGGGTTAGCACCCCATAAAACAGCCGAACCTTCAAACAATAGAATCTCTTTGATTAGGTTATATTCAGTTGACTGACCTTTTTCTTGTGTTTCAGCTTTAATTGTTCTAAAACCAACAGAGTGCTGGTTTATGTGACCAGACTTGTAGAACTCTAGCACATCGTTACCCCACGTTGTATTAGGTACATTTGTAATCCCTACTAAGTAGTCACCATCTACATACAACTCAGAGAATTTGCCAATAGCTGACTTTAGGCTAGGGTTGTGGTCTGTTAAATGCCAAATCAAATTAGCACCTTTAGGACCTCTCTCAGCCATAGTCTTGTTATAGGCTCCGTGATCAATGACATCATTGTCAAAGTCCTTAGACCCCATTTGGCTGATTGCCACCTTTACTTTTCTGGTTGTTTCTGATACATCTTTAACAGAGTCAGAAATCAGTTTTTGTTCAAAATATCTTTTCATAACTTGTTTTCATTTAGAGAGGGTTTGGACTGGTTATTGTTTCATTATTCCGCAGTATTGGCCGAAGCCTCCAAAGCACCTCTCAAGTTTATGTGGCAATCAATCTGCCACGTGAATCTCTTTTTGGTACAACAATATAACTACACCTACAATTTATCACCATTGCCGCTGACCCACCTGGAGCAAGTGGGTAATCGATTTCTTCTCCGCTTCTTGGGTCTGTAAAAGGCTCGTAAAACTCAACCACCTGACCGTCCATGTGATAATGGTCTTTAGGTTGATCTGGTTTAAAACCTCTAGTCCTAGAATCCCTAAAAGCTACCCACTCTTTAACCATTTGATAATCAAATGATTCAGCGGCTATCTTAGTTCCTACATTTGCAGCCCTTCCTACCTCAGTCCTTACAATTCTCTCAGCTTGCATTTTAGTAAAGCCAGAATTTTGTAAAATAGCTACAGTATCCTCTAAACTCAATTCTCTAAGAATTGCAGATTGTAATACTAAGATTAAATAGTTCCTAAGGGTCTCACTAGTTTTGACAACTGCATACTGCATTAAAGTTTTTTCTAGCTCGAACATAATGTATCGAACCCAATCTTCTCTGGCAAGTGCCTTTTGTGCTATCTCCTTTCTTATTATCTTGTAGGTTTGATTTGCCCAGTAATAACCAACAGATTTGTATATTTTTTCAATTGGTTTATAAAGGTCATCATTCCACAAAGTTGTCTGGAGGTCCACTAGTGACTGCCTTACACCTTTACGTCTTATTGTACCTATCAAAGAACTAACTATCTTGTCTAATGACCTCTTAACAATTGGAAAGTGTGTTTTGCCAAACTTGCGATTTGTATTCGCAAAATTCTTGGCATGTTCCTCTCTCTCCTTGTTGGTCATTTAGTCTCTTTCTTAAAGCCTCTCTTTTGGCTTCCATTTTTGCTTTTAACATTGCACAGCACTTTTCCTTCTTAGTTACAGGATAAGTCTGCTTTATTATATCCTCAATCATCAACCTCATTGACATCATCAGCAACTTCCTCATCTGGTCCGTTTACATCATACTCAGATAATGGCATACCATCTTGAGTAGTAATCCACGGCTCATCAAATAGAGGGTTGTCAATTCTTTCTAGTCCTAAGTGCATTCTTTGCTCATTTGGACTAAGTGTTCTAAGGTCTTTAATCCACGCTGACTTAGCACCCACATCCTCTTGAAGTTCAGTAAAGACTGTGTGGTCAAAGTCAACATAAACATTTTGATTCTGATAACCCCAACAAGTTTGTAGCTTTCTGTTCATATGATTTCTAAAAGAAACCAACTGAGGGATGGCACAACGTGCTGTGAGGGCCTTCTCAGCCTCTCTGACGTTATTATATGTTGATGATTCAGAATCACCCATTAATTGACTAGGTACGCCATAAACGGCTCCAAATCGTTTTAAATCCCATTTCTCAGACTCAATGATTGAAAGGTCAACAGGACTAAGGCCAACTGACTGCCAGCCTAGCTTATAACCCGATACTCCAATCTTACCCCAATTGTCTGATCCTACCCACTCCCCTTTGCCTACAAGTTTAGCTTTTACAGCTTCAACCTGCTTTCTAGTGTCTAGTGGGTCAATGCCTGCATTCATAACTCTAGGGTCATCCATATAAAGGACACCCTTAACCCCTTGATTCTCTAGCATTGCCGCACTAGCTTTAATAGCTGAGTTAGACCTTGATAATCTTCTAAGAGCCGACTTTAAAGGACTCATTCCGTAAAGATGCGCTCCATTGATATCCCAATCATAGTTTTGGTACTTATCGTGAAGGACCTGGCATTTAGGGAAGAAAGCATCAGCAAGGTTGGTCATTACATAGGCCTCCTCGATAATAGGGAAGGTATTGGTACTGGCGATGATACTAATCTCTTGATAGGGTAAATTGTGCAACTGATAAGGTTTACCAGCATTTGCACCCATATCCAAAGTCTGCGCCCAAACGGTACGGCCTCCTGTGATTAGCTTCCATCCACTAGAGTTAGCAACTAAGTCAGGAAATGTCTCGTAGTCGTTAGGGTACTTTAATAAGTCTGTAAGCCTGTCAACATAAATAGGCTCAAGGGCTTTCTTTCTATATTCAACAGCTTTCTTGAAATCTTGTGTGGAAATATCCTTTTTCTTAATAAGGCCCTGATAAGACTTAAATGCAGCCTCATCAACTATTCTATATGTTGACCATTCAGGAAGTCTGACCTTATCGGTGATTAAAGAGACAGCGGTGTAAATTATGTCATTAACCTGGTAGCCATCTGTAATGTAGTTTTTACGGTTGTCCGCTATCCCAACATATGTGCCGCCCATCATCGTATAAGAGGCGAAGGGCTGACCCACCGACATTAACGGCATCGCCTTACCTCTTAAAACATTCCATGCATCTTGAATCTTACCCATTTTATATTTTTACCACGCTAAAACCTCGAAACGTGGTTTGTTTAGTTTCGTATATATTGCATACCTCATAGCGTCACACAAGTGGTCCCACATCTTAACAGGCTGCTCATCTTGATGCACTTTCCCGTCTTTGTCTGTCTTCCATCTGTAAGACCTGATTTCTTTTAAAAGGTTAACAGATAAGGGACTTATAACGAGCGGTGTTCCTTTTACCTTTTGAATACCTGCGTAAACATCCTTTGAAGCTGGCTTGGCGTTATATCCAGCCCTAATTAGTTCCTCAATCGTTTTAGGTTCGGCGTTATCGCAAAATATCTCATCGGACCTATCAATACCTAGACTCTTAATTTTTTCTATCAAATCGTTAGTAGTTAGTTTCGTTTGATATATCATTTCTTCGACATATACTACACCATCAAGATATTTAACCTTCACCATTGCACTAGGGACCGAATACCCAAAATCCAGCCCGTAAAACGTCTGGCCTTCATTCGGCATTTCACCCGTCTTCCAATGGGTGTATATTATCTCAGCACTCTTGCCCCTTTCACCTAGTCCGAATACCTTCCAAAGGTTAGGATCGGCGTCCTTCAGGCTTTCTATCTCCGCTACCTGCTCGGCAGGCAAAAACGGGTTATCTTTGTAGGTAGAATGGATTAACAGGTTGCCAGGCTTGTCGGCCACATCATAAACCCAACTCGATTCGTCCACAGGGTTAAAATCTAAAAAGATTGTTTTGCCTGTTCTGAATGCTAATTGCTGATAAATGGCATAGGGTAACAGGTTGGCTTCGTTTATGTAGAGAATGTCTCTACCTGGTCCCCTTACCTTTCCAGCATCCTCAGCTCCAAAAAACTCAATGTAACTACCATTCTGATAATGATACACGTTGTCTGTCTTATTAAACGCCTCATCGGAGTAAAGGCCAGCATCCTCAAGGATCTTGAGAATATCCCGTCTAGCTCCCCTTTTAAGATGAGGTAAGGAAGGGCTAACCACTGAGATCGTCACCTTCTCGTTATTCGCTATGTAAAGAGCTAATAGTTGACTGATTGAGTAAGTCTTACCCGATCGTGTCGAACCCTGATTCGCTATTACTCGATAGCGTTTCAGATTGTAGGCCTCCAGATTCTTCCTGAATACCTGAGTATATTTTATCTTTATCTGTTTCATGTGGCGTGGCTTGCTCAAAAACTAGGCTAACCCCTCCCTCATGGCTCAGATTTATAAATTGCTTTGATTTACCGTATCCCCTATTTAAAAGCAATTCAGCGGCCCTAACATCACCCTTTGCCGCCTTTCTTTTAAGAGCTTCAATAATCACGGTCCATCCGTCTTTATTGTCTTCCTCAGTTCCTAGGACATCCCCTAATAACTTATCCAGGTTCGGCAACTTACGGGGCCTCCCGTTTGGGTTTGCCTTGTTTCCTGGTTCAAATTTCTTGCCGTCGTGAGGGAATGCCATTTCTCGTTTTTTCGTCGTTTTTATTCGGGTTAAGTTAACTTTTTCCTAGTTTTAACCAATTGTGGTTATTTTATATTAATATGCTTTATTTCTTCTTCTTTACTCTTTTAGGTAGTTTGTTACCTTTACTTTTCTTATTCCACTGATTTACGTTAACACCTTGTTTCATTAGCTCTTTTTTGTGTATGTTAAAATAGGCGGCCTGTGCTTTACTTTTGTATGGCATAGGTGAAAATTATAATCCTATTTTACCACATGACCAGAGGACTTTTCTGGACCAGTAATTGGCGGATAGTTTTGATTTAGTGCCTTTGATGCCTCCTGATCTTTCACAGTAACTTTTGCGGCGTGCCTTACTTTTGTGTTGTCTGTAGTCCTGCATCGAGCTATCACCGAAATGAATTATTTTCTGTTTGCCGCCCTCACAAGCCTTGACAGCCATTTTTTTGCCCTTGAGCCAGCTTTTAACTGGTACGTTACACTTAAGGGTTGACTTACTAGGCCTTTTCACTGATACTAATATACTAAATTTTTTAGTATTTACCAAATAAACTTTTTCACATATAAACACTTAGTTAAAAAATAAGTATAAAAATATTTAAAAATAAGTATAGATTTATTTGGTATTGTATTAAATATGCATGTATATTTGTATAAATTATTTAACCAATAAAAAAAACAACATGAAAAACTCAAACATCCTCCGCCGCTTCACAGTTTCAATCCGCTGGTACTTCAGGGACTTTTTTAGTATCGCCAACGGTTATACTGTTTTATCATCTAATATCTAAACCATGAAACAAGTACTTACCCTTTTGTTAACCCTTGCGGCTGTTTGTTATATTGTCGGACTGCTTCAGGATCAGTTTTGTATGTAATTATTTAACCCCTTAAAATTTAAAATCATGAAAAAAGTTTTTTCTAGTAACTCACAACTGGCCCACGTTTGGGCAAATCAATTGCAAGAGGAAGGCCGTGGATCGTCTATGTTTTTTTACGGTCCTGTTATTTATTCTTATGGCTATCATTACGAAATCGCCAGATTTTTAACCCCTAATCATGGGCGGTCCATTTGTTTTGTAAATTCTAACGGCTACAGTAACTCAACAGCCAAACACACGAACCACGTATATAACGCTATACCTGACGGCATCCATGTATTTAAAGTACCTTTTTTAAATAATAAAATCAGCCTGGAAACGTTGCCAACAACATTGGAAATAATGAGAAAAAAGGCTAACTCATTACTTGAGCAGCAAATGAAGGCAAAGAGCTGTTTTACTTACTTTTTAGACGCTCGCCAAATTATTGAGGATGCAAACGAGATCGCCGCTGCTTTTGATTTACCCACTATCACAATTTTTGATATTCCTAAGTATTACCCCTTATTTGATGCAGCTGAGGAAAAATATAATGTTTTAAGAGCTACAGAATCAAAAAGACAAGAAGAAAAAGCAGCCAAGCAGCTTGAAAAGTCATTGGAGCTATTAAACAAGTGGCTCAATCATGAATATAACGGTACAATTTATGATATTCCTGTACATTTAAGAGTATCAAAAGACGGCCAGTTAATTCAGACAACAAAAGGGGCCAGCGTTCCAATTTCTGAAGGTTTAGCACTTTTGCGCCGCTTACGTTTGAACGATGATGTAAAAGGCTCTAAAATTGGCGGTTTTACTGTTATCGGTAGCGATTTAAACGCTGTCAAAATTGGCTGCCACACAATACCGTGGCAATCTATTAACAGCGTGTTTCCTGGTTAACTGATGAGGCCCGAAGGCCGAAACGGGGCAAAAAACCCCGTCTTAACCTAAAATTTATATTTATGTCTGTTCAATTTAATCGTATTAACAGCGATATTAACGGGAATCCTCGTTATGTTTGCCACTTTTTAAGCCTTACCAACGAAAAAGACAGGGAGGCCGCACAAGCTGAAGCTAAAAGGCTGCAGTCTTTTTCTCACATTCCTTTTCTTTTTGATATTGCCATGAATAAGGCCCGTAAAATTGGAGGCAAAAGATACAAGGGTAAAGATTTTGGCGGCGGTATTGTGTTTCAGTCTTACAATATTCAGGATCTTGAAAACAGAGTTAATGAATTGGCCGCAATTTAAGCCAATTTAAGCCCGTCTTTTTTATGACGGGTTTTTTATTGTCTCTACTTTTTTAATGTTTTAAAACGCTCTAAAATGGCCTAAAATTTACACAATATATAAAGCAAGGCCCTGCACCCTTAATTGCCTAAGTGTTTACACTAGCCGTGGAAATATTATGGGAGGCCGTGGAAATATACGCCTATTATAAAATAAGTGTTTACATTTATTTTTATAGGCCGTGGAAATATTTTTGGACCCCGTGAAAATTATAAAGGGAGTTAGTGGAATTTTTACCCCAGTGGAATTTTTGGAGGTTAGCGGAATTTTTAGGAGTCGATGGAATTTTTACCCCGTGGAAATAAAAAAGCCCCTAACAATTTGCTAAGGGCCTAATTATTTAACCTTAAAATTCAATCAAATATACTAAAAATAAATGAAAAGAGGTAATAAAAATATCCACATACTAGCGGTGGAAATGTTCAAAGGATGATAGTATTCTAACTAGTTCTAGCATAACACCTTGACCACCTTTGCACTTTAAGATGTGCATTCCGTCTAGTTTTTTAACTTCTTCAGATGCATCTGATGGACAGAAACAAAATCTTGCCTTGTCAAACATAGGCATATCCCAAGATGAGTCACCTATGGCTATGTCATATTTAAAAGGTATAGACTCTTTATTTCTTAAAATTATCATTTCGGCTCCTGATCTCCTTAAATAATGGTCTGAACCTGGCCATGAGGAGGCCGTGACAAAGAAAACCTGAAACCCCATGGAAATTAGCTCTTTTACTGCACCAATATCTTTATTGTTAAAGGATTTGATAATTTCTCCCTGATGGTTTACCCATATTTTACCATCTGTAAGGACCCCATCAATGTCACAGCATATTACCATTTTAAAGGATTTAAAGGCTCACCAGCGGTTGGATTGCCATATATTTTTATATCGTTTTGGTCAATTGTCCTAATTATTCCTGTATCATAAAGCCTTACAATAAACTGAGGATTAGAGTGTATTGAGCCTGCAATCATAAAAATTGCCACTCCATATCCTAAAGGTGTTTCAACATCAAAAGGATTGACTATTTCGTGTATGGTTTGTATAATCATTTTTTAACTATCCAGTAAAACCATTGCTTATTTCCTATGTCTATTTTTTTAAATAGGTGTGGCTCCCAAACTGTTGCAAATTGTCCAGCATTTCCTGCTATCATTAATATTCCTGATTCTGTGATGTCTAAATTATACTGATGAAATCCCTGCCAGTTTTCGTGTTCTGCCTCATTACAGAATCCTTGCACAATTAGATATCCCCCAGGCTTAACTGCATCTAAGAGGCTTACAAGGGCATTATAAGGACTCTGACAATGGTCTAAGGCATTTGAGATATGAACAATATCAAAGTCATTAGAGTATTTTAAATGCTCAGCAGCGATAGGTAATGGTGGAAGTAGTTTATGTCTGTCATAGTCAAAAACTAGCCTATAAAGGTCTCCTAATGGGTCACAAGCGGTCACATTGACTAACCCATTTAAAATAGAGCAAACCCCTGATCCTGCATCTAATACTGTTTTGTGTGGAACACTTAAAATAAAGTCTGCCACCTCTTGATTAAGTTCAGGTGTTTTTACTTTCTTAACCCAACCATTTAAGAATCTGTCTGTCTTTACAAATTGTTGCCAAAAGGCTAACTCGTGATAAATTCCGTGTAGTTCTAAAGTTGTCATTATCGCTCAATTTAATTTATTTATCGCTCAATAAACTGGCTTAAATTATTGTGCATTTTTAGGTTTATTTAGGCCATAGTTTAGTTTGCCAGTCTTTTCCGTATTTAGTAAGCATATGCCTTTGACTAATTGGAGTCCAATAGTTTCTGAGTTGTTTTCTTAGTTGGCTAATTGGATGCTCTTTTCTATTTCTTAAGTATGTATGCTCAACTTTTGTTCCGTGATGCACCCCTACTTTATGGCCTTGATTCTTTACTCTATGACACCAGTCAAGGTCCATATAATAGTAAGCCAGCATCTCATCTAAGGGATTTTCAGCAAATATCTCTGCATTAACCATTGGTGCAGTCCATTCCACAAAAGGTGTTTCTTTTACCCCATTAAAGTCCATTATCGGCCATTGAAACCTATGGTCAGAACTTTGCATAGTAGGATGTAATGCGGCCCACTCGCCTTTTGCCATTTCTTGTGCTAGCTTGTAAGGTGTGTCAGGTGTAAACGTAATATTCGAAACAAACCATAAATAATCTGCTTTCCATAACGGATCAGCTAAAATTGAATTGTAGGCTCTTGACATATTACCGACACCATCCCTGCTGACTACTTCAAAAGGCAGTTCGGTATCTTGTACACATTTAAGAGTCTGAGCAAAGTCAGGCTCGTAGTATTCCATTAAAACAATTAAGACTCTTGACATAGGATTTGATTGACTTGGTTAATCCAGTATTGGGGAGTAAAGGTTTGGATGTGTTGCTTCATATTCTCTGCCCTTCTCTCTGTTTCTTCTTTATTCTGTAAAGCAAACATTGCGGCATCATACAATTTGTCCACCGAATAGCCAACTTTGTATGAATTTTGCTCTGTTAGGTCATCATCCCCTTCAATTATACCCCTAACCGTTACCGTTCCCTTTGTTCCTGCCTCTAATGGCGCAGTTGACCTTGCATCATATTTAGTAGCCTTTATCATTATTGTTGCCCTCTCATAAAGGTCATTCATTTGCTCAATGGTAGGTTTGACTATAAATTTATCATAAATATTATCCTTAGGAGGTACTATTCCATATCCTATTATGTTATAACCCCTTTCTTTTAAAATCTTTGCTACCTGGACTGCTAGTTTATCAGCATCTTTTGTGACATTAGTTGGCTCTGGTGATTCCAAAAGGATTGTCTTATAATCTTTTGGTTTATTAGTAATTGGAAAGTCTTTAAGATTTACTCCATTGCCAATATAATGAATAGGTCTTTTATTATTAAATTTAGATTTTAAGATTCTCATATTCCATTGTGAAATAGAGAATAAAGGATAGTTAGATTGATAAAGTTTAATGCAGTCCTGAAAAAACCTTTCATTGGTAGGTTTAAACAAATGCTCTAACATTTGTAAAAAAATATATTTCTTTTTTATATCCTTATCTAGTAAAAATGCACCGTGTGGACTTGTAACAATTAGACATTCAGAGCGACTAATCAAATGTGTAGTATTGACAATTTTGCATTTTATCTTCTGTAAAGTACATCTTAAAGGACCAGCTTGATTGTATAATACAACTCTATGCCCTAAGTCAGTAAGTTGGTTGGCCCATTCATTAATAACTCTTATTCCTCCGTGTGGACTATTAATGTTTGGACTTTGGATAAATATGCGCATAGATGTCAAGAATTAAAAAGGTGATTGTGATAAAGGTGTAAACCATTAAGAAAATAGGTGTGTCGAATAAGTAAAACTTTAAGCGGTCTTTTATTTTTCCCATTGTGATTTGTTTGGATATTTCTGATTAATAAATATTTTAAAATCTCCATTAACTGCGTATGATCCGATTGAGAAAAATAATTTGTTGTATGTTTTACCTATCCACTCATTGACAGAATAAAATCTATTTATTTTTATGTCATCCATTGGCTCAAATGGTCCATCCTCGTTTTTTGTGTAGGCTGATTTTATGACAAACTCTTGCTTCCAGGTTAGGTTTAAAAGTTTTGCAAATCGGTGCTTATTATAGACAATTGGAGTGTGAATGTCGGTGTAGTAGTTATTCTTGCCTGGCAAGTTGTTTGTATTGGTTATAGCTATCTTATAAAGACCTGTGGCTTTGTGTGCGTAAAAGTGGCAATCCCTATCGTACCAAAATTTAAAGTCTTTAACATCTAGGTCCTTTAGTAAGAAATGGTCATCATTCCAAAATATAAAGTCATCACCCTCTACCCATTCTGACCCACTTATTATCTTTTGAAATATGCTAAAATTCTTTCTCCCAGGCACATCCTCTAAATAATGATGCTCTACATTCTTAATCCATTTAGGCTTTTCGCCTATAAGCACAATCTTTCCATAGCCTTTTAGGTGCTGTTCTATTGACCTAAGAGCATATCTAAGCTCATTGTCCTGCCAGCGGCTGCCCGTCCCCAACGCTATTACTATGTCCATCTGCATGAATTTTGCTTAAAATTTCATGCTTTACAGCATGACTTAGACTACCGTACTTATTGATTATTAATTCTTTTTCTGCTTTAGTCAAAAATGCCGCAACTAAAGCTCTTTTTTGTTCTGGGGGTAACGGCTTCCTCCCTGGTTTAAGTTTTTCCATATCACAAATATAGAAATAAAAAATAAATAAAAAAATATTTTTTTGTATGTGAATAAGTATTATATTTGTGTTGTCAACGATTAAAAACTTAAATTATTTAACCATGCAAATTGAAATCCTTGCAGATGCAGACAGAGCAGAATTTCTGCTTAAAAACCTAGACTTACCTATTAAGATTGCTAGGTATGATTCAAGACATTTCTCAGTATTAATTTCCTCTGATGTTGATGATGCTTCAGGCATTGCCCTTAAACTATTCCACGCAGGAATATCCTTTGGCTTTGCAGAGGCTCGTAAATCATTTGATAGCATCTATAAACCTAATCAGTTTAAGGATGATATTATGTATTTGGCCAATGACTAATAAGCAAGCATACCCCTGGGGTTTCTACTCTGGGGCCTTTTTTACTAACCTTAAATTCATAATATGACAACCACTTACCCCACCGAACCAATGAGTGATTTCAATGAATGGATCACAGCAGTTCACAATTACTTTAGAATGACACCAGCAGAATATGAAAGAAACAAAACTATTCGCACCTATACACAATTTAGAATTGACCCCGATGGAAAGGGTTACTATATTGTAGGCGAAGAAAAGATACCAATGAAGGAGTTTGAAAAGCAATTTCCTTTACCTTTATTTATAGGGAGGAACGCAGAAAATCCAGACACAACCACATCTTATTTAACCGAAACGATTTAAACTATGTTAGCGCAAATTCAAGCACAGGTCAAAGCACCTAAAGGACAAGTCAACAAATTTGGAAACTATAAATATCGCTCTTGTGAGGATATTGTAGAGGCCGTAAAACCAGTCATTAACAAGCTAGGTTTTTATCTTACCCTAAATGATGAGATAGTACAAATAGGAGAAAGGATTTATGTAAAGGCCACAGCAACTATTTCTAATGGAGAGTTAACATTTACCTGCTCTGCATTTGCTAGAGAAGAAGAAGTTAAAAAAGGTATGGACTCAGCACAAATTACAGGAGCCGCTTCATCCTATGCTCGTAAATATGCACTTAACGGACTTTTCGCTATCGATGACACTAAAGATGCAGATGCTACTAATACACACGATAAAGATGAGCCAACTAAAGAAGAAAAGGATATGTTAGAAAGATTAGTGTTCTCATCTAATCTAGAGGAGTATGAAATAGACAGAGCCATTAAAGCTATTAGAGAGTGTTCAGATTACGACACCTATCAGAAACTCCAGCACAGACTAGAAGATAGGCAATTAGGTCTGAATGAGATTCCCAATCCTAATCAAAAAGACATTTCTAAACACCTTAAAAAACTAGCAAAATGAGTTGGTCAGAAAGAGGCACATCCAGACTAAGGTTTTTTATTTATTCCGATGATGGGGAAGATATACCTGTAAAAGCCGAAATCAAATACTATTATGCAGTTGGAACTATTGCAGATGAGTATGACTTTGAATATGAAGTCAAGATTGTAGATGCTCCTGATTGGGTTACAGAGGATGACATCAGAAACGAACTTAACCAATGGAATTTATTCGATATTATTAACCCTGAAGATTTTAACACATATTAAAAATTAAACAATGGCAAATTTCCCAAAAGGTATCAGGATTTTTAGTCCTAAACCAACAGCACCTCCTTTTATTAAAGGTCAGATTATTATTACTCCAAAAGAGTTATTTGAGTGGCTAAAAGCTAATCCTGACCTATTAACTGACTACAAAGACACCAAGCAACTTAAACTGACCATAATGGAAAAGAAAGATGGCACAGGTTTAAATGTAGTTGTGGACACTTATAAACCAAAAGAAGATGTACCGTTCTAAAGAGGAACTGCATAAGACTGCTGAGAAAATGCAGGCTTACCTAGAGACTGAGGTTGGTCCTGATCCACAGCATTTAATTGATAGAGCAGAACTTTTAACTATATTAATTGCTAAGTCTGGACAATGCTTGGCAGAGGCTAAATATATTCAGGACCAAATAATAAATGCAGGATTACTACAAGCAATAGGCGAAGGGTTAGAGAATAAACTGAGTCCTTCCTTAATCAATAAGTTTGTCAGTACAAATGCTAAAGATGTTAACCTTTTAGTTAATTGGTTTGACCGCATCAATTCAGCAGCCACTCATCAATTAGATGGTATTAGGACTATCATATCTTACAAGAAAGCTGAATTAAATTTGTAAACTTGTGGCCATACCCAAAAATAAAAAAAGTAAAGCTGTAAGTTTACCTAGCCTAACCGCAAAGGCTCAGAAGGTCTTTAATGCTTACATTAGGCAAAGAGACTCTAAAGAGGGAT